GTCGGATATATCATTTCACCGACTGAGGTTATCCTAGGATTAGAAGTATACCGAACTTGTTCCCATAGTTTGCTGCTTACCGAGATCTTTGACGATAATCACGTGATAGTACAACTCAGCACCGAAGATGTTGTCAACAACACCGTAACGGGTGAGCAAACCTACACGAGGACTAAAGTCGTTAGGACCAATGGTACGTTGCACCATAACGGGAATGTAAGGACAGTAGATGAGACCAGTGTCATAGAACTCTGGACCTTTGTAGCCGAGAAGAATATAATTAATCTCCCCGCCGGTTGCAGAGCCACCATATGCTGGTTGCTGTGCTTCGGTCCGTGTGTCTCTGTATACATTGAAACGACCACCGAGATTACCAACACGAGCGATTCCAACCGGTTGTGTGTTCACGTTACCTTGAACTTGCATCCACTGAAATTCAGGGAGCATTTCCAAAATAGCGGCAACTTTTGGTGTACATACAATAAAGTTTGCAGCACCACGACGGTTACGAATAGCAATCTTGTTAGCTTCAACAATGATCTTTGCATACAGGTCACGATTTCTCTCAGCAAGCCAACGACCGTCGGCTAGTGCTGGGTTCCATGTGCTGTATCCACCTGTGTTACCTGCGTTCAGAGCTACTTGAACCATTCTCATGAGCATTTCACGATCGATTTCGGCCTGAATTTCATACGACATAGCGTTGGTCAATTCAGAGTCGATATCAATACCGTTCATGTTCTTGAGGTCTTGTTCAAGTTCTACACTCCACTTTGCGGCTAACCTACGAGTACCTGCTTCAACAGCAGTCTTCTCGAAAGAGACTTCCATTTGAGGTATATCACTGGTGAGCTCAAAGTTCTTCAAGATCTCCGCAACACCACGATCTTCTTCTTCGAAAGTCCAACCAGCGGTAGAATTACCTGACAGGCCAGCAGCAGAAGCTCCGGTGAAACGAGTGTCAAGTTTTTGATATCCTGCTTCTTCTCCTTCATTCCCAAACTCTTTGGTCTTGTCGTAAGCGGGAGTTGAATCATTTTTTGATCCATCTCCACCGAGCGCACCAGTACCGTATTTGTAACGAAGAGCAAAAGCTAATCCGACGGGACCACTCATGGGCTGAACACCAACGATTTCGTTTGTGATCAACTCAGGGAATGTACGACGAATCATCGGTATCAAGATCTTAGGAAGACGAGCGTCCTTGTTAGCGTAGAAGTCTGTTGCTGGGGTGAGGCTTCCGCCGTGCCCCATAGAAGATGTACTTCCGGGACCACCAGATCCAAAAACTCCTCCTCCACCACCTACGTTAGCTTCGTTTAAGCACCAGTTCTCTTGGTTTTCCAAAAGAATAGCGGTGTTCAAACGGGAGTGGTCGTCGTCAATAGATTTGACACTGTCAGAAGTGTAGTCCAACACAGGTGCCCATTTCTCGAGAAGCACGCTAGCGCGCTCACGATCGATATAAGACTGACTTGGTTTTACATTTGACATAGTTATTTTTTCCTTGTTTGCTTTGACTCAGGTTGTGTTAACCTCAACTGATAAAAAATTATGTGCGCTTGAGCTCTTCCATATAATCGCTTACAAAGCCACTAGCTGGTGATTGTGAATTGCTACTTTGCTCTTCAACCGGTTGCTCGGTCTGCTCGACAACAACTTGTTTCTTCGTGGGACGATCTACTTTTTGTTTGGATTGCTCGGCTTGTTGTTTGAATCCCTCGAGACGTTCTTCTTCTGTCTTTTCGAGTAGATTCAATGTGTAATCAAAATTTTCATTTATGAATTTAGGTGTCTTGTTACCAAGCACTTTGAATACATATTTTCTCTTTGTTTCTGGTAACTCTTTAGTCTTTTGCTCTAATAACAGATCAGACTGTGATTTGATCAATTGACTCTCTAAGTTCTTGTTTGATTCATGTAATGTCTCAAGCTTTTGATTCAAAGCGTCTATAGTTTCTTTACCTTCTTTGATCGCGTCACGAATCGAGTCATTAGCAACAGCGTCGTCAACAGCTAACAAACCTCTCATTTGTTCTAGTAGTTTCATCGCAGAAGTGTTTCTCATGGCTTGTTCAACACTAGCTTCTGGTATGGATCGTTCAACATACAACTCAAGATAGTTGCTGATGTTATCAACAAGATCTTGTTTGAAATTTTTAGCTTCTTCGTTAAGTGTTCCGTTAAATTTATTGATGACATTCTTAAGTTTCTGAGTGTGATCACTGTTAATCGCACGAACCAGTTTTTTAAGTTTTCTTGTGTGGTCAGTGTCTACAGCTTCTAACAACTTCTCAAGCTTCACAGCGTGGTCTTCGTCTTGTTCGGCTAGCGCCTTCTCGACGTGTAGAGCAACCCGCTCTTTCACTGATTCTTGAAATACTGTTTCAATATCATTCAAGACCTCTTCGGATAATAAACCTTCGGTGGCTTCTTTGAGAACACCGACTATCGATTTTTCGTTTTGTGTTTGTTCGCTCATTGTTGTTTGTTGGTAAAAATGTTTTTGTTTTTGTGCTTGGCCATACGTTGCAACAATTTGCT